TCAATAAATCCCATCATTGCGATCAACCTCATCCTTAACCATTGATGCGAGCAGTTCTTCCAGTTTCTGCGCTGATAGCTTTACCTGGTGATCTTCAGCATCTTCCCGGGCTATTGTGGTTCGCGCAGTGGCTGATTTTGCTGACATCACCACAGGGGGCAGACGGACCATTGAACCATGGCCTCCGGAACAAATAAGGGCAAAAATAACAACCACTATCGAAAGCTCACAAACTAACCGCAGCACGTTCCTGCATACGACGTGTCTGCGGCATAATCCCAATGATTACTCCCTGACAGGATTTGCAGGCCACTCAATATCAGGTGCAGTTGATGTATCAACACGATTCAACAATACCCGATATTTATTCCATGCCTCCAGCAACGATCTTTCTTCCTCCGTTGCGATTTCCAGATCTACAGCATCCTGCAGTGGCGCAATATACTCACTGAATTCCTGGATGTAGAACTGTGTGGTGACGGTCTTCCAGCCATTCGGCTCCTGCTGTATCGAAGCATACCAGGCTATTTCAATATCGCTATGCTGCGGCAGCATTTAACCCCTTGTAATTCATCGCCATAATTGATTTAATTCACAAATAAAACTATAACATGGTGAAATCAATGAAAAAAAACACAGATGATGGGGCTAAAATTTACACACCACTTACCCTAAAGCTTTATGACTGGTGGGTTTTGGGAGTATCAAATCGGCTTGCATGGGGATGTCCTACAAAGGAACACCTTCTTCCACACTTTCTGGAACATGTAGGTAACAACCATCTGGATATTGGTGTTGGAACTGGGTTTTACCTTACTCACGTACCTGAGAGTAGTCTGATATCTTTAATGGATTTGAACGAAGCTAGCCTGAACGCGGCATCTACAAGGGCTGGGGAATCAAAAATTAAACATAAAATTAGCCATGATGTTTTTGAACCTTATCCCGCGGCGTTACATGGTCAATTTGATTCCATTTCCATGTTTTACCTTCTTCACTGCCTGCCTGGAAATATATCTACAAAAAGCTGTGTAATACGCAATGCGGCGCAGGCCTTAACTGACGATGGAACTCTATACGGAGCCACAATTCTTGGCGATGGAGTTGTGCACAATAGCTTCGGTCAAAAACTGATGCGCATTTACAATCAGAAAGGCATCTTTTCAAACACAAAAGATTCCGAAGAAGGCTTAACACATATACTCTCAGAGCATTTCGAGAATGTTAAAACCAAGGTTCAAGGTACTGTAGTAATGTTTTCCGCTTCAGGGAAAAAATAGCATCCAACCGCAGCACGTTCTTGCTTAAGACGTGCTGCGGCATAATCCCAATGATTACTCCCTGACAGGGTTCGTAGGCCACTCAATATCAGGTGCAGTTGATGTATCAACACGGTTCAGCAACACCCGATACTTTTTCCAGGCTTCCAGCAATGAGGTTTCTTCCTCCGTTGCAATTTCCAGATCTGCAGCATCCTGAAGCGGCGCAATATGCTCACTGGCTACCTGCATCAGGTTGTTTTTTGTTTCTTCCGCCTCCCGGATCCGGAACATTTTTTCTGCTTCCGTATCCTTCACCCAGGCTGTGCCGTTCCACTTCTGAAACTCCCCTTCCGGCGATAACCAGGTAACATTTTCCGGTAACGGACCGAGTTCAGAAATAAATAACTCGTCCCCTGACGCTACGTCATAAACCGTTTTACCCCGATGGTCTTCAACGAGATGCCACGATGCCTCATCACTGTTGAAAACAGCCACAAAGCCAGCAGGAATATCTGGTGGTGCAATATCGGTACTGTTTGCTGGCAGACCTGTATGAGGCGGAATATATGCGTCACCTTCACCAATAAATTCATTAGTTCCGGCCAGCAGATTATAAATTTTTATGGTCCGTGCTTGTTCACTCATTCTGAATGCCATTATGCAAGCCTCACAATATAGTTAAATGCGATGTTTTTGACGGTGTTTTCCGCGTTACCAGCAGCGTTAACGGTGATGGTGTGTCCATGTGAACCAATCGCAACGGAGTGCGTATGCGCACCAATACCTACAGTATGTGCATGTGCGCCAGAACTTGCTGCAGTACCAGACAGCGAGTGGGTATGAGCACCTGCTGACTGTGTCTGAATACGTTGATAATACGATCTACGGGAAGAAGTCCCCGGGCTTACTTGATACTGTGAATCCTGGACATAAGTGAACCCACCGCCATCATAAAATGCTAACGCAGAACCGCCGCCTCCTGGCCAACGAATACCATTACCATGAGTATGATCACCGGCAGACCCCGTACCTGATCCCGCAGCCAGCACAGCCCGGGCGCTCTCCACGGTCATTCCCGGGCAGGCAGCCAGCTGTTCAGCCTGCGCCTCAGCCCCTTTTGCCTCATCCAGGGCCATGATCTGATCACGGAGTGATGGTCCGGCATTCGCCTGCGGTGAAGCAGCCAGGATCGGGCGGGCTTTTTCCACCGTCATCTCCGGCATCGCCGCCAGCGTTACTGCCAGTTGTTCACGACCGTTCGCTTCTTCACACGCCATAATGCGATCGGCTTCACTCTGCGCGGATGCCACCGGCTGCTGCGGTGCCGCCGCGGCCAGAATCGCCCGGGCCTGTTCAACGCTCATGCCCTGTTGCCCTGCCAGCATCGTGGCAAGCTGTTCACGTCCTTTCGCTTCCTGGCATGTCAGGATCCCCATCACTCGCTGGTTCTCCTGCACGGCGGCTTCCGTTGCAGTTAATTGCGGCATAGTGCCTCCTCTGACATTACTGTTCAGCGCCGTGGCCATCACACTGATGGCATCCGACGCATTGATTAATTCATCCGCCAGCCCGGCCTCAATGCCGGACTGACCTTCAAAAACGGCGGCCTCTGTTCCCGTGACCGCATCCACAGACAACCCGGTATACATCGCCACTTTTTCGGCAAACATCCGGTGCGCCGCATCAATCCGCTGCTGCATATCCTGGCGAACCTCTGCCGGCAACGCTTCAAACTGATTGCCATCCACCTTGTGCGCCCCGGCATAAATCAGCGTGATATCCACACCGGCCTGCGCCAGATGACCGGCATAGCTGACATGGCTCATCATCACGCCAATGGAGCCGATACGGGATGTCTGGGTAACCAGCCGTCGGGAGCAGGCCGACGCCAGCAGCATGGCTGCAGAACAGGCCGTGTCATTGCACAGTGCCCAGACCGGCTTCTGCTGACGGAGGCGGTAAATCATGTCAGCGCAGTCAAACGCGCCGGCGGCCTGCCCGCCCGGACTGTCAATGTCCAGCAGTATGCCCCGCACCTGGCTATCTGCCATTGCCTGCTGAAGACAGGCGACAATGCCGTCATAGCCAGTCATTCCGGAAAATGGCCGCATCCCCCCCAGCCGGTGCACCAGCGTGCCGCTCATCGGCAGTACCGCAATACCGTTCACCACCCGGTAAACACGGGCAGGTCGTTTACCTCCGGCCATGTACTCGTCCGTTTCAGCCAGCATTCCGGGAGCATCAAGCTGTACCTGCTGTTGCGGTACCGAAAGACTTGCTGCCCCCATCTCGCGCCCCAGCGCGCAAAAGAAAACCCGCGCATAGGCGGGCTCCAGAAGCAGCGGTTCATTGAATGCTGCGGCAATAATGTGTGAAAGATTACGTCTCACGTGGTGTTGTCTCCTCTTCCGGCCTGCGACTCTCCGCTATCTGCTGCTGATACGCCTGCGCTATCCACACCGGACGTGAGAGTCCGGCTTTTTCCCGCTCTGCAGATTCCCTGACCTGCTGGCGGAAAATGTCCTGATAATCCTCGCCCATCAGCGCCAGCTCTTTCTCATACGTGCTCAGTCCGGCCTCAATGCGCATCACTGATTCCTGAACCTCCTTGAGCCCGTCAATGGCCATTCTTCCGGCTCCAATCCACTCAGCCCGTGACCAGGCTGATCGCGCCTGATAAAAATCAAACCGTGCCCGTGGCGGACGAATAATCCCCCGAAGAAGTGCCTCTTCCAGCCAGCAGGAAAACATCTGCGTGGCCAGCCGGGACGCAATAAATTTTCGCCGCCCCATAAAATAGCGCCACGACTCATTGGCGGAGGCGCGGGCACTTGAATAACTGACCTTCGAGTAATCACGGGACAACTGTTCGTAGGAAACGCCAAGACCGGCGGCGATATACCGCAGCAGCGCCTGTTCAAGCGCCGAAAATCCATTGTCTGAATCCTGCGCGGTCTGAAGTTTCAGATCATCACCGGGGAAAAGGTGCGGAATTTTGACACCGCCCAGCGTCACGTGATTCGTGTCATACCAGGTGGAGAACTTATCCAGAATATTAATAAGCGGATTATCCTTCTGCCCCTGCGGCGCACCGGCGATATATTCAAAGGCCTTTTCGGTATCAAGTTCACTTTCAATCGTCGCTGCATACATCGCCTTCACTATGGCCGACTGAAGCTGTGTTGCCTGCAGGGAATCCAGCATCTTCAGCCGTTCCATAACGCTGTAAAACTGATTGGCTCCACGGGTCTGCCCGTCCTCCACCGGCTCGAAAATATGCAGCATGGCCGGACGCCCGGTGGGAAGTTCACGCGGGATCCGTTCCCATCGTCCACTACCAGAGAACGGAAAATCGTCCTCACAAATATGGTACGCGACGGCACGGCCATATCGATCGACCTCCACACCGGCCCGCAGAAAACGGTTCCCCATACCGTGTCCAGGCGTGTCCACCCGTTTCGGACTCACGGCTTTAAAACGCGTACGAAACAGTTGCGTACTCTCCGTATCCCAGACCGGCTGCACAAAGATTTCGCCGTTAAACGCATGAACGCCCACACCTTCACGGATAAATTCCGTGAACGTGCGTTTTCCTTCCACGTCGATCTCACCAAACATCCCTTCGGCGTATTCCGACCAGGCCGCCTCCACCTCATCGACAAAACTTTTTGCTGCGGTCTCCCGCATCCCCAGCCAGCGCCAGTTCGGACGGTAGCTGATCAGAAACATATGCCCGACAATGTGATCCTTATGCAGAGCCACCGCATTAGCCGCTATTCCGTTATTGCGCACCAGATCATCTGCCCGGGCATTCCCCAGACGCAACGCGGGTAGCAGGGCCGCATCGGCACTCTGCGCCGGTGGCAACCACTCCGCCATTTGCCCGCCAAATCCTGCGCCGCCCCCGTTGTAGCTGAGACTCTCACGAAGCGGAACGCCGTTCACATCAATCAGGACAGGCGTTCGTTTCATAACCTCACTCCCAGCGGACGACGGCGACGTCGGGTTGTCCCCAGTACCGACTCCGCATCATTGATCGCCCGGTTAAGCTCATCCAGAGAAGCCGCCGTATATTCAATTCTGCGACCATCTTTCTGGACAGACACCACCCGTTTACCGGTTAATAAATCAAGGCGCGCCTGACGCAGCGCCTGTAGTTCAGCGACTGTAACCATTCACTCCTCCGGACAGCTTCGCTGCCAGTTCTTTAAGGGTTGGCCGGGTCGTCTCTTCTTCCCGGGATTTTGCCAGTACAGCCAGATCAAGCTGCCAGCGTTGCACGGACACACGTAATGCCGCGTAGGCATACACCAGGCAGTCCAGCGCTTCGTTACGCCGCTTTTTGTTATCCCACAGCAGACGCATCTTTCCTTTTTCCCACTTCTCCACAAGCTCTTCCGCGACCAGTTGCTGCGCCTCTGTCTGCGAAAAAATCTCCGGATCATCAGGAAAACGGATGGCATACGACGTGGCTTCATCCGCAGGCGTGGGCTCGGCTTTCATACGGGCATAGAGAATTTCTTTTGCGGTGTCCGTCCCCACTTCACACAGATAAACGCCCCGCTGATTGCGGGTTTTCGGCATGGTGATCACCGGCTTGCCATAGACAGATGCGCCTTTTACCGGCAGCACCCGGAAAACACCGTGTTTTTTTGACCTCTGATAGACAATTTCACCATCGATCCCCCCGGTGTCCCAGCAGACACGGGAAATGGTCATTTCGGTTCCGTCTGCATGGCAGTATTTTTTGTTGATCGCCGCATCCACACGTAACAGCGTCTCTTCCTCATCGGGACGGCCCATAATGATGATTTTATCCACCAGAAAAGCTTCCTCTCCCGGTGCCCATCCCCAGACATACATCTCAAAACGGTTTCGCTGCGAGTCAATGCCCGCCGTCAGATAAACCACCCGGGCAGGCACCGCCGCCGTGTAATGCACAACCTTATCCATCAGTACCTGGTGATCGAGTTTTTCGCCCACGGCCTCTTCCCAGGTCTCGCCCAGCGTGGTGTTCACAAAGGTTTTCAGGCCGTTGGGATCTTTCAGTGCATCCAGCCAGTCATAGACAATCTGTACCCAGGTGGTGAACGGACTGTACGCCGTCCAGATATGGAATGTGATGGAGCGCGGCGGCGGAATTTCATTATCCGCGGCGCTGAAAAACGTCAGACCGTCGCGGGTCCACATCCCCGTGTTTTCGCAGATCCACCGCCCGTTGCTCTGGTCAAGCTCAGACTGATGGATCACGCAGCCATGATGTTCACAGAGGTAGAAAACGCTTTCGGGGCTGTCCTTCTCCCATTTAAGGCCAAAAGGCGTGGACTCATCGCCAAATTTCAGATACTGCGCCTCCCCACAGTGCGGGCAGGGCACATAAAAACGCATGAAATGCGCCGACTCGTTGGCCGCTTTTTCGATCTGGCAGGAGCCTTTTATTTTAGGCGTCGAGCCGCGAATGGATTTTGGCCATACCGAGCCCTCAATACGCTTATCCCCCAGCAGGGTTGGCGAGCCCTCTTTTTCGACATCCGGCTCGAACGAGGAAAGTTCGTCATAGCAGACCACGTCCACGGATTTTTCACGGTAGTTTTTTGCTGCCGCACCACCCAGGCACCAGAAGCCCACCCCCGATGAAAAGCGTTTCAGCGTGAGAGTATTGTCACGATGTTTACGACCCAGCCACGGGGAAAGATCTTTCAGGCATGGCACGTCCCGAATCGTCGCCTCCACGTGAGACTTCATAAAATCTTCAGCGGCAGAATCCGTGGGCTGAAAAAGCAGACTGTTTCGGGATTTATGCTCAATAAAATACCCGGCGACTCCCAGCAACATCTTTGTATAGCCAACACGGGCAGATTTAATCAGATTAACAGTGCGGATCTGATCATTCCCCATACTGTTCATGATGGCGATCTGGAACGGCAGCGTTTTCCATTCGCCGTCACCGTATGAGGATTCTTTCGGCAGATAATAATACTGGTCAGCCCATTCAACTGCCGTCATCGGTACAACCCTGACCAGAGGCTGCAGCGCAACCGAAACGGCGGCCACCATATTATTCAGTTGTTGCTCTGATATATTCATCCAGCAAATCCGGTAATTTATCCCCTGCCCGCGCACACTGATTTGCGCCCTTTGCAATAAGGGTTTTCAGATGGTCAATATGACGTGGCGTTAAATCCGGGAACTGTCGCTGCATGGATAACGGAATGGAATCAAGCGTACTGGACAATGCCATCGCCAGTTTGCTGAGGGCGAAAACGCAGAAGTCTGAATCGATGAGCTTACCTTCGGTTACCTGATTTTTAAGTTTTTGAGCTACAGCCTGTTCTTCTGTCAGTTCAGCTCTGGCCCGAAGCAGCCTTTCCTCCAGTTCTCCCCCGTCATCAGGTGTTCTCTGATTGTGTTGTCGCCGCTCGCGATCTATCTCCAGTACAGTTTTAACGTCATATAAAACTTCCCTCCCCCGACGTTCAACAGGAGGAACGCCCCATTTATCAAATGCCTGAACAGAGATACCGATGGAGGAGGCCATATCACTTTTATTCAATAAAAAGGCCATCTCCTCTCCATAAGTCATCGATAAAAAGCGAAACAACAACCATGTGTTTTTGCAAAACCATTTGATATCATTGACATTTTTCGCATTGACGACATCAAAACACATCGTAAGGTTGTTGTATTTATTTTATTTTCACCTTACTTATCAATTAGATATACCAAACAATTAAACAACAACCACCCCCTCAAAAAATCTCATAAATAGTGAAAACGCGCGAGGTCGCCGCCCCGTAACCGGTCGGATCGCCGGAAAGGACCCACGAAATGATAATTATTATCATCTATATAAGGTTTATCACAACATGTGTGTACGCCATCAAACCACGAGAAATAATCAATTATGACGCAGGTATCGTATTAATTGATCTGCGTCAAATTAACGTAAAAGCAACTTCTGATAATACAAATCAGCAACACTGAATATGGGGAAACATTATGTCATCAAAAAACAGAACGCGCAGAACAACAACCCGCAACATCCGATTTCCAAACCAGATGATTGAACAAATTAACATCGCTCTTGATCTGAAAGGTTCAGGAAACTTTTCAGCGTGGGTTATTGAAGCCTGCAGAAGAAGGCTGTCAACAGAGAGTTCGGGTATGAATTACATAATTAAGTAACATGGTGTTCACAGAACACGCAGTTACCGGACACATCAGTTTTCCATTCGCTCCCTGGCAGTACAGGCTTCCCCTCTGACGGGATAGCCTGAAAAAATAACACAGAAAATTATTTGTTATAATTAATATAACTTACTCAAAAAAAAGCGACGAGAAAATCAGCATCAACGAACAATAAGCGCCAATACGTGATAACAAATGGCAGCCATATTTATCTGCAGTATAAGCAATGGACAGGATAACCACACCAGAAACCGTCAGCATAAAATCCATTTGAACTTCCCCGGACAAAATCGACTCATCTAAAGATTTACAGCTCTTTTTATTATCAATATGTTAAAAGTAAAATAAACAGATGTTCAATAACACGAATACAAAAACGTGCTGAAATTCAATGAATCCATTTCTGTGTCATCAATTAATAGTGATAAACATCCGGCTTCTTCCACCATCGCACCGGACAGGCGACTATGAGGGGACAACGCCGCGCTCCGTTAACGCGGTAAACCCCGGTGTGTATCGTTTTTGATTATCCCCGCACACTCGCGCAGAGGAGTCTCCCTGTCGGGCTGCGGTCTCTGTTAATGCGGGGATACGGCGACAATACCGCGCATCAGCAAAACTTATTTCAGGCACTGAGTGCGGATATAGTCCTGTGCCCCTTCCAGTTGCTTCTGCATCGTCATCAGCCGCTCTCTGAGGGTGAAATAATCCCGTGTAACGGTGTCTGCCAGTTGGGGGCCGGTTGCATTATCCACGCGGGCGGTGCCGGTGGCTTCACGCACGGGACCTGGACAGGTGGCGTTGATCCGCAGGCTGCGGTGACCAGCGGCAACGTCAGCGCGAAGAGTTTCATTTTCAGCTCTCGCATCGGCTAATTCCCTCGAGTATCTGGCATCAAGTGCAGCAACATCACGCTGGCGCTGCTGCATATCAGTAATGGTTGCATTTGCCAGCTCCAGCTCACTGACTTTTTTATCGCGCTGCTCTTTGTAGGTTATGGCGTTATCACGGTAATGATTCAGCCCCAGACTAAGCGCACCACAGGCCACCAGCAGGGCAATGATGACCACGCACAGTACGCGGTTCATTTCACCACCAGCGTATCTGACCGATGAAATAACCGGAGGCCATAATCACAAACACCAGCCAGATAAGAATGAACTTCCAGGTGGATAATTTTTCAGCCATCACTCGAATCTCCCGAATCAGTTTGCTAAAATCAAACAC